GTCTATGTGACGGTCCAGGGCAATGTGATCGGCAATCAGGCTTACGCGGAGAGCTTGGGCGAGACGATTGCCCAAAAGCTCCTGCGGGCGCTGCGGAACAGCTGAGGAGGCTCCATGTACCAGGTGATCCTATCCATCAACAACAACGAGGAGGTGGCGGTGCTGCCCGCGGTCCCGACGGATCTCGGGCCCCAGCTCCCCCAGAACAACGGGACCTATGAGGGCCTTTCCGGGGATTACAACACCCTGGGGCCTATGGGCCTTTGGGAGATGTCCATTGCCAGCTTCTTCCCCGTCGGCCGGCGTTACAGCTTCATGCCGGCAGACGCCTGGACAGACGGGTGGAAGTATGTGGACTTCTTCGAGCGGAACCGCCCCAGGATGCTGCCGTTCCGGATCATCATTCTGGATGGGAACGGTGTTTGCCGCATGAACAGCCCCTGCTCGGTGGACCAATTCGAGTGGCATGTCAAGCGGAACGGGGATATCTCTTACAGCCTGACGCTGCGGGAATACCGCTTCATATCCGGCGCGAAGTGAGGAGGAGCCATGGGAACGCAGTACGTGGACGACCACCGCTTCCTGCTGTGCAAGGGCAGCACGGTGACGGACATCACCAGGGCGGTCAGCCAGCCGGAGGCCCGGGACGAGCTGGACGCCCTCAGCGTGGAGCTGACCTTCACGGCGGTGCGGAACAACAACCGGGACAAGTATATGCACTGGTACGGCATCGAGCCGGGAGACAAGCTGCGGGTGGTGAATCACGGCCGGGAGGTCTTTTCAGGCGTGATTCTCACCGTGGGGCTGGACGGCACGGTGACCGCCAACGACATGGGATGGTATCTGACAAAATCGGAGATCATCCTGCAGCTGGCGGACGCAGCGGCGCCGGACGCAGTGCGGCGGATGTGCGCCAAGGCGGGGATCGCTGCCGGGACCATCGACCTGCCGCCCACCCGGATCTCCCAGGTGTGGGTGGGGTCCACCCCGGAGCAGATCCTGGAGGACATCCTGGCCATCTGCTCCGCGGAGACGGGGCTTACCTACCGCCGGCGGGTCCGGGAAGGAGCTCTGCAGGTGGGGCCGCTGCCGACCGTCCCCATCATTGCCTACCACAAGCCGGCAGAAAATCTGGGGGCCTTTGATATCACCCTGGCAAAGGGAAACGTCAGCGGATCAGACTCTATGGCCGAGCTGACCAACAGCGTGGTGCTGGCCGCCGGAGGGCAGTCGGCGCAGACGCTGGGGAGGGCGTACAACAGCGCCAGCATTGCCAAATACGGCCTGCTGCAGGCGGTGGAGACCCTTTCCGGAGACGAGAACACCGCCCAGGCCAGACAGCGGCTCCAAACGCTGCTTGCCCAGGGCGACAGGATCGCCCGGGAGCGGTCTGTGGATGAAATCTGGGGGGCGGACGAGGTGGAGAGCGGTATCCTTTTGCAATTCCGGCACAACAGCTATGGCGTGACCGGGGTGCAGCGGGTCACCGGCGTCACCCACCGCTATGGGCACCCCCACCTGATGAGTTTGACGGTGGAGGACCCCCAATCCCCCCGGGCCGCCGGCGGCGGGGACACCATTACCGTTTGAGGAGGACAGCATGGGTGCATGGGACTATGAGCTGGCCCGGGAGTTGCGGGGCCTGGGGCGGGGAGCGGGCAGGACGGAGATCCTGGAGGGGACGGTGGTTGCCACCAGTCCGCTGACCGTCTCCCTGTTCGGCGGGGAGGTGATGGCGCCGCCGGCGCCGCTGCAAACGCTGTTCTGCGCCCAAGGGTTTTACCGGGACGCGGACAGCGGACATCTGGAGCTGGAGTCCTGGAAGTCCGGGGACCGGGTGTGCTGCTGCTGGATGGGTAAGACTGTTGTGGTTCTGGGCCGGCTTTCCGAACCGGATGAAGCGTTGGATGTGAGGTGATCTGTGATGGCGGAGATGTTTCCGACGGTGCCGGGGCGCATCCCGGCCCAGGCGGCGGAGGAGATCGGACGGGCGCCGGCCTTTGACAGCGGCACCAACCGGTTTCTGCTGGTGGACGGCGCCCTGGTGGAGCGCACTGGACGGGAGGCGGTGCGGCAGTGGTTTGACCTGATGCTGCGGCAGCAGCCGAACCGGGTGCCTATCTATATGACGGGGGCCGGCGCGGCGGGGATCGGCGTGGACCGCCAGATGATCGGCAGCAAACTGCCATCCGGCCTGATCGCGGCGGAGATCGAGCGTAATGTGCGGGAGACGGCTTCCTATTGCCCGGCGGTGCGGGCGATACGGGACTTTGCGGTGACACGGCAGGGGCGCCGCTGCCATGTGGCTTTCACGGCGGTGCTGTACGACGCGGAGACGGTGGAGGTGAGTGCGGATGTCTGAGACCCTGGAGACCATGCTGGAAGCAATGCCGGACAGTTACCAGAAAACCGTGGGGTTCCCCACCTATGACCTGCTGGCGGCGGCCGCGATCCCGATGGACGCCTTTGCGCAGCAGCTCAGCGACACGGAGCGAAAGCTGGACCCGGAAGAGCTGACCGGCGCGGAGCTGGACAGCTATATCGTTTCCCGCTCCGGACTGGAACGGAATCCGGCGACCTGCGCGGAAGGCGTGCTGCTGGTGACGGGAAATGGGACGGTACAGACCGGAGACCTGTTTGAGTCCGGGGGCGGTGTCCAGTTCGCGTCGACGCAGACGGTGGAGATCACTGGAAGCGGAGAGGTGCCGGTCCGCTGCGTGACGCCGGGCACGGCCGGAAATCTGCCGGCGAACAGCATCACGCTGATGCCGGTGCAGATCGCCGGGATCGTCAAGGTCACCAACCCCGCCCCGACGGCGGAGGGCTATGACGCGGAGACGGACCAGGCATATTATGACCGCTTCATTCTGAATTTGCAGACACCGCCCACCAGCGGCAACCAGTACCACTACCGCAGCTGGGCGCTGGAGGTTTCCGGTGTGGGAGGCGTGCAGGTCTACCCCCTGGGCCATGGTGCCAATACGGTGGACGTGGTGATTATCGACACGGAGGGCAAGCCGGCCAGCGAGCCGCTGGTGGAGGCGGTCCAGGAACACATCGACCCCGGCAGCAAGGGGATCGGCGAGGGAGAGGCCCCTGTGGGCGCCTACTGCTATGTGAGCGCGGCCACGGCGCTGGAGCTGGATCTGTCCCTGACGGTGACAGCCATGGCCGGGAGCGAGGAGGAACAGGTGACAGAAGGAATCAAAGCGGCCGTCACGGCATACCTGAAGGGAATCGCGTTTGCCCAGGACTATGTGAGCTATGCGCAGATCGCCGCGGCCATCCTGGACGCACCGGGTGTGCAGGACTTTGAAAATCTGACAGTCAACGGCGGGACCGGCAATGTGCCGGTGGCCGCCCGGCAGGTAGCGGTTCTGGGAGAGGCGGCGGTGAGCTATGGTACATAATCTGCCCCAGCAGTACCGCCTGGATCCCTGGGTGCTGGATCTGGCGGCCGCCATGCGCCTGGTGCTGCATGGACAGGAGGCCCGGGCGGACAGTATCCTGCGGCAGCTGTCCCTGGATACGATCACCTGGGCGCTGGAGATCGAGGAACGGCTGACAGGGATCTCCCCGCCGGCAGGTGCTACGCTGGAGGAGCGTCGGAGCGCGCTAAAGGCCAAATGGCGGAGCCGGGGCAAGGTCACGCTGGAACAAATCCGGCTGGTGGCGGCCAGCTGGCCCAGCAGGTCTGTGGAGGCGTCCTTTCTCGCTGGCGTGATTTATTTGGATATTGTCAACCTGCAGGGCAGCACGGCGGACATCGCGGTGGCGGTGGACCTGGTGAAGCCGGCCCATCTGCCGCTGCAGATCCGGGAGAGACAATACGCGGGGACGGCAGTTTATGCCGGCACCTTCCCCCGCCAGGGGGACACAATGATTTTATGGAAGGTGGACTGCACATGATCCCTGAAATGAAATTGACAAGCAAGGGCGCGGCGCTGCTGGCCAAGGTGCCGGCCGGGACGGCGGTGCCGGTGACAAAGTGGCAGATCGGCACCGGGGCGCTGGCAGCAGGAAGCAGCCTGGACCGGGCGGCGCTGGTGGCGCAGCTGAAGGAGCTGCCGGTCTCATCCGTCACAAACGAGGGCAGCACTGCGACGATCCTGGGGCAGTTCACCAACACCGGGATGGAGGCTTTCCCCTTTGAGGAGCTGGGCTTGATGACCACGGATCCGGACGAGGGAGAAGTCCTGATCTGCTATGGCAATGCTTTCGGAGCCGGAGAGCAGATCCAGGCGGGGACGGCGCAGCTGCGGGAGTTCGTTTTCGGCACAGAGCTGACCTTTTCGGGAGAGGCCAATGTGACTGCGGTAATCCAGCCGGCGCTGGTATTCGTCCCGCAGAGCGAGAAGGGCCAGCCGGACGGCGTGGCCACCCTGGGAGCTGATGGCAAAGTCCCGCCGGAGCAGCTGCCAGAGATGGAATATGAGGCGGCCGGAGCAGTGGAGCAGCACAATCAGGACACGGAAGCTCATTCGGATATCCGGATGGCTCTGACCGGGACTTTAAAGGCCTCCGTTCAGGTTACGTACAACGGGGGTGGGAACTGATGGCGCAGCAGTTAGGACAGGTGGCCGTCGGCACCATCGTAAAGCTGAATGAGAACGGGAGTCCGGCAAACTACATTGTGGTGCATATCGGGAACCCGGATGTAAGACTGTATGGTAGTTCCTGTGACGGCGTATGGTTGCTGCGGCAGGATATTGTGGAGAACTGCCAGTGGAGCAGCACCAATATAAACACTCTTCCCGGCTCCACGATTATGACCACGATGGCCGGACATCTGGCAAAGTATGAAGACTACATCCAGTCTGCCATCAAGACTGTGAAAATCCCGTACTGTTTAGGTAACGGAAGCGCAAATATCAACAGCGGGGCAGATGGCTTGGAGTGTAAGCTATTCCCTCTCGGTGGATATGAGGTAGGTCTTGGCGTCGTGAATAGGGCTTTGCCAATAGACGGCGCGAAGTTAGATCACTTCGAGGCCGGAATTGATGCGGCAGCCAATAACAAGCGTGTTGCCAACCTGAATAGCGCCGCGGCTATTTGGTGGACTCGTTCCGCAGTTAATAATAACACTAACGGAAAGTTTTACATTATGCCCGATGGCAGTTACGGCACCACCACGGTAAACCCCTCTTATGGCGCCCGCCCTGCTATGATCATGGACCCCACTATCCTGGTTTCGGATGATGGAACTGTTGGTATTCCGGCAGCCCCTGCCTCCTTAAATGTACCGATTCAAGCCATGCAGGGAAAGCAGATCACGATATCTTGGACCGCCGTAGACGGAGTGAGTAGCTACATCCTGGAGCGTAAGGCCGACACGGACGCTGACTGGGTGCAGGTTTATTCCGGGGCGAACACGAGCTTTGAGGAAACGGTAGGCACTTGGACAAGCGTTCAGTATCGTGCCAAATCTTTTGCAAACGGAAAATACGGCGATTATACAACGAGCGCGTCTGTTACCGTAGTTCCTGTCTCCATCCTGGTGATTTCTGGTTCTGATGGTAGTCTTGGCACGCTCAAAAATGATGTGCAGTATTCGGTGTCCTCTAGTGGGACCAGCGTTTTAACAGTCACAGAAACCATTAACGGCATCACCATCCGGACATACACGGCTACCAACGGCGCCGATAACAAGATTTCGGTGGTGGACCTGCCCACGGGTGCGGGCACAATCAAAATCACGGCATCCACCAATCCCGGGAGCGGCGTGGTGACGGTGACGAGATCGTGGACGTACACCAAGGCGGCCATCACCTTCCCGGACGCCGGAAGTGTGGCGGACCTGCTGCAAAACGGAAAAACCATCTGGGCCAAGACCATCGCGGAGGCGGTGCGGGCACCGGGCATCTGGGGCGGAAATCTGGGGCTTGCCTTGCAGACTCTTGCAAAGGCTGTGCTCTACGACCCGGAGACAGGCAGCTTTGAGGGTATTGGCGGGGCTGATACCTCTATTCCTGTTCCAAAAATTGAGACAGGGAGCTATGTGGGGACGGGGACGAGCGGTGCGAGTAATCCCAATACGCTGACGTTCCCATTTGAGCCGAAGGTTGTGTTTGTAACGAACACAAATCAAAGCTCTTTGCCAAGTAGATACTTCATCACACCTTTAATTCAGGGTGTTACCCAAGCAAGCTCTATTTCTGGCACTTCTAATAATACTGGCACTGTTTACACCATTGTTGCGGACTGGACAAATGAATCTGTTTCCTGGTATGGAACTAACGCAAATAATCAGCTTAATACGTCTGGTCAAACTTACAGTTATATTGCCATTGGCATTCCAGGAGGTGACACCGAATGAAATACCTGACCCCGAACCCCAACCCCTCGGGAGCCTACCCGGCCCCGCAGAGCAACCCGTTTCCGGGCGCGATCCCCCTGACGGACGAGCAGGCGCAGATGGTGGTGGACTACAACGGATTTGTCACCATTACCAGCGATGAGGAGGAGTACGAGGAGGGCTTCTTCCGCACGGTCTACACTGTGGAGCCGAATACTGAGGCCTGGGAAGAGTGGGAGGAGTCTCTGCCGCCCGATCCGGAGCCGGAACCTGCCCCGGAGTATGTGACCTATGCGGAGCTTGCGAAAGCGATTAGAGAGGGCGTGAACGCAGTATGACGGACAAGCAGTTTGTATTGCAGACCATGAAGGACACCGGGCTTGCGAGGGCACAGACCCTCCAGGCCCAGGCCCCAGAGATGACCGGGACGGAGCTGTATGCAGAAGAGGACTACATACCAAACTTTCAGGCGTCGTGTGCCTTGAAGAACATGCTGGAGCGGGAAGCGGGCTTTGTGTGCCGCTCCACCGCTGGCCGTGTTGTGCGCCTCCTCCAGCCCTATGACAGCACCATCTACACCCAGGAGCCGGAGGATCTGCCCGCACAGTGGGGATTTGTATGGAGTACAGACCCGGCCAAGGCCCTGCCGTTTATCGCACTCGCTACCAGCCCGTACAATACCGGCGACTGCTGCACCTATGACGGCCATGTCTGGCGCTCCGGCCAGGACGGCAATGTCTGGGAGCCCGGCAGCGTTGGAGTTGACTGGGAAGACTGGCGGGAGGTGTCCATGTGACGGGAATTGTGCAGATTGTTGTAGCCTGCTTGGGGTCATCCGGACTGACAGCCATTGTTCTTGCGTTATTGCAAAGGAAATGGGCATGTCAAGATCGCCAGGACGCTATCGTGGCTGGACTGAAGGTGTTGACTGTTGACCGGGTGCGGTATTTGGGCAGAAGTTATATCAACGCACACAGCATCAGCCTGGAAGATAAGGAGAATTTGCAGGATATGTACCGGGCATATAAGTCGCTAGGCGGAAATGGGCACCTAGAAACTGTTATGGCTGAGATTGAGCGCCTACCGGTACAAGATGAGTAATCAACCGGCAATGCCGGAAATTTGAAAGGAGATACATATGAAGACCATCGAAGAGATCATCCTGGACTACACCAAGGGCGAGAAGGACCTGACGGAGACCAACGAGGCCCTGAAGGAGGCGGGCAGTGACCTGTACCTGGACCCCGACCGGAACAAGCTGACGGAGGAAGAGAAGCACAGCACCACCGTGGGCTATTACCCCGACCAGGCAAACGGCTATGGCCTGATGGACCACGGCGTGGGCTGCCTGGAAAAGGTCCATGTGGTGAACGGCAAGACCGTCGATGTGAATATGGGCGCTGAGACCGCCTATGTGTACATCGCCGGCCGCAAGTACCGCCTGCGGGGCGACGTGCTGACGGAGGAGGACTGAGATGGAACTGCTGAAAAAGCGGGCAGCCAACCTGCTGGCAGTCAAGAGCATTGTGACGATTGTGCTCACATGCGTCTTTGCTTATCTGGCCGTCACCGGCCACGTGACCACAGATCAATTCTTGACTGTGTTCACTGTGGTGATCGCCTTCTACTTCGGTACCCAGGCAGAGAAGCGGAGCTCCCAGGCAGAGGGCATTGCTGAACTGCAGAGTGAAGCGATTGTCCTGCCGGAGCAGACAGCGGTTCAAGACGAGGAAAAGCAGGCATAATATGGAGCGGCAGGCGAGGTGATCCTGCCTGCCGCCTTGCAATTGAGGAGGAAATCTATGCAGTTTGCGGCGACCTACCCGCTGGCGCAGATCCGGCGGGTGCAGATCTACAACAACATCAAGCGGTACCGGGAAACGGAGCTGGATAAAATCCTGCAGGAGACGGGCGGCAGCTTTGTGTTCGGCGGACCGATCTTTCTCCGCGACCTGTCCGCCTGCTGCCATCTGAAGGGAGACGGCGTGGTGTACGGCGCACCGGACTACCACGTGTGGGGCATGGCATGGGGCGCCGACGCACAGGACTATGCCATGGAGCGGCTGCCCTGTGAGGCGGACAACTATGTGGAGTGCGTGGCCCTCGTCGTGGAGGGGGAGCCGCTGGCGGCGCCCCACTACCAGCCGGACATGGGCAGCAGGCGGCCCCGCCAGGCCATCGGCACCAAGGAGGGGCGGTTTGCCTATCTCGTCACCCAGACGCCCTACACCCCGGAGGAGCTGCGGGACGTGCTGGCGGCCGCCGGCTGGGACAGCGCGGTGATGCTGGACGGCGGCGGGTCCGTGTGCTACCGGGACCGGGCGGGCAATGGCTTTACCTGTGACGCGGGCCGGGTGATCCCCTACTATCTCGTGGTCCACCTGGCGGCGGATGTGTCCGAATCTGACACCACCGGCGGGCAGTATGTGGTGACGGCCCAAAGCGGCCTCAATATCCGCAAGGGGCCAAGCACATTCTTTGACAAGCTGGGAGGCTATTCCTGCGGCGCCGTGGTGGCCGTCCAGGCCGTCCGGGACGGCTGGGGGCAGACGGACCGGGGCTGGGTGTCCATGGACTACCTGCGGCCCGTGGAGGCCGCAGAGGAGGGCCTGGTGACCGATACGGGACTGCGGATCATTCAGGCGTTCCTGCCGTCCGGAGCCGACAACCGGCCGGGCGGAAGCAATCCGGACACCTATATCACCATCCACGAGACCGGCAACTTTGCCAGGGGCGCCGATGCTGCGGCACATGCGGCGTACCTGCGAGGCAGCTCCGCCCAGGATGCTCTGGTGAGCTGGCACTATACCGTAGATGACCACAGCATCTACCAGCACCTGCCGGACAATGAGCGGGCCTACCACGCCGGGGACGGCGGCAGCGGCCCGGGCAACGCCACCAGCATCGGCATCGAGATCTGTGTGGATGCCGGAGGGGATTTTGAGCAGGCCAGGGCCAACGCGGCGGCGCTGGTGCGGCTGCTGATGGAGCGGCACGACATCCCGCTGGACCGGGTGGTCCAGCACAACCATTGGAACGGCAAGGACTGCCCAAAGACCATTCGGGCCACAGCGGGCGCCTGGGAGGCGTTCCTGGCCCTCTGCGGCGGCCAGGAGTCCCAGGACACGGACCCGGAACTGGAGGCCGCTGTGGACGCGCTGGCAGCCGCCGGGATCATTGATAGTCCGGAGCGGTGGAAGGCGCTGGACTTCACGGCGAACTCGGTCCGGCTGCTGCTGATCAAGATGGGGCGGTATGTGACATAATACACTGCAAAAAGGCCGGGGGAGTTTTAAGACTCCCTCCGGCTTCTATCTTTTTTCGCCGCGCGAATGTACATTTGCACTATGCGGCCTCTTCAGTAGAGGTGCTGTGGACTTTATACCCTGATTTTTCCTGACTACGGTTTGACTACGTTTTCTTGCAAATTCTCACCATTTTAGAACATTTGTTTGCATGTGAAATTGCATTAAAATGGGGGATTTTGGAGGGGCCCGGAATAAGAGAAAAGCCTTGAAACTCAACGGTTTCAAGGCTTTCCCGTGGCGGAGAAGGAGGGATTCGAACCCTCGAGACCCTTTAGGGGCCTACATGATTTCCAATCATGCGCCCTCGACCAACTAGGCGACTTCTCCATAGCTGTTCCAGTTCCAATTTCCATATGAAAGGCGCCGTCAAATGCGACAGCGTTATTATTATACCAGAGCTTTTTCCAAAGTCAAGCCCCAAAAACAATTTTCATGAAAAAAGGCGGAGAGCCGAGGCTCTCCGCCCTGCGCGTCAGCGCATTTCGGAAACAATGCTGTCCACGGCATGGTCCACGGCGACACCCAGCTTGTGGATACTCTTTCCCACCTGCGTTTTCATGGGATCCCTGCCGTAGGGCATCATCATTCCCACTGCCGCGCCGGCCATCAGTCCGGCGCCGATACCGACCCAAAATCCGGTACACATTCTCAT